GCGAGGCGCTGATCCCCGCATTCGCCAAGTTGGCCGAGTGGGGTTCGTGGCTGGTGTCGAACGTCTTCGTGCCGCTGCTGAAGGTGACGAAGATGTGGGGCGCGGCAATCGGCGCGCTCGCGATGGACTTCAGCATCGTCTGGGACGCGGTCACGAACTTCGACTTCGAAGGCATCATGGAGAAGCGCAAGCGGAACCTTGAGAACTTCGCCGAGACCGCGAAGGACATCTGGAACGAGCAGGCCGGGTCGAGCTTCCAGCCGAACGGCGCCGCGGGCACGCCCGGCACGCCCGGGGCGCCGACCGCGGGAGGTGGCGGCGGCACGGACAAGAAGACCGGTTCGAAGAAGTCCAAGGCTGACGGCCCGGTTGACGTGTTCGACAGCGGCAGCTACATCGCCGGCACGAAGGACGTCGCCGACTTCATCCGCGACCAGTTCGAGGACGTGAACAGTATGGAGCGCGAAATGGCGGCGGACTCCGCACGCCTCGCGCAGATGCGCGCTCGCGCCACCCGTGACGCCGCGCTGGAAGAACTCGCCGCCCGCCGTGACGTCGCGCAGCAGGACTACGACCTCGGCGCCATCACCAAGGAACAGCTGCTCGCGCTCGAGGAACAGTTCGAGCAGCGCCGCGCCGAGATCCGCCGCGCAGCACTCGCCGAGGAACAGGCCGCGGTCGACCCGACGAGCGACCCGGTGGCCTACGAAGCGTTGAAGCTGGAGCTCGAGGAGGTCGAGGCCGCGCATCAAGCGCGCATGGGTCAGATCCGCGGCGACGCGTTGGCCAAGCAAGTGGCGCCGATGATGAACGTCGTCAACTCGATGGAATCTGGCCTGATGCAGCTCGGCAACGCCGTCCTGACGAACTGGCGCGGCGTCGGCGCGGCGCTAAAGGGCGTCTTGGCCAACATCGGACAGTCGATCATTCAGGAGACGATCCTCAAGCCGCTGACAGCGAAGATCGCAGCGTTCGCGAAAGAGCGCGTGCTCGCAATGGCGCGCATGGGGACGAACGCAGCGGAGGCCGGTTCGGGCGCGGCGGCGTCACAGGCGTCGATCCCGTTCGTCGGCCCGGTGCTAGCTATCGCTGCGATGGGCGCGATTTTCGCGGCCGTCATGGGGATGTCGAGCAAGGTTCCGTCAGCTGCCGGCGGCTTTGACATTCCCGGCGGCGTCAACCCGCTGACCCAGCTGCACGAGAAGGAAATGGTGCTGCCGGCGAAGTACGCCGAGGTGATCCGCGGCATGGCCGGCGGCAGCGAGGGCGGCGAGGCAGCGGAGCCCGCGATGCCTCCGATCAGCATGAACATCACCACGATGGACTCGGTCGACGTGAAGCGGTTCATGCTCGACAACCGAGGTGCGGTCGCTGACGCGATCAAAGCCGCATTGAGGGACTTCAGACGATGAGCAACGCCGTCTTCCCGGATCTGATTGGCGTCGACATCAAGGTGCGCAAGACACCGATATGGAACACCAAGATCAAGACCGCCGTGTCTGGCAAGGAGCTGCGGGCGTCCTTCTATTCGACACCGCTCTATAAGTTCGGGCTCTCGTTCAACGTCCTGCGCGCTGGTGCCGAGGCCGAGCTGCAGACGCTGGTCGGCTTCTTCAATGACCGCCGCGGGCGGTTCGACAGTTTCCTGTTTGACGACGCCAGCGACAACGCCGTCACCGCACAGTCGTTCGGCGTTGGCGACGGACTCAAGACCAAGTTCCAACTCGTGCGTACTTTCGGTGGCAACGTCGAGTCGGTCATGAATCTCAACGGCACGCCGTCGATTTCCCAAGACGGCGTGCCGTTGACGCCGGCGACCGACTACACGATCGACGCCTACGGAATGGTGACGCTCGCCGCGCCGCCGCTGTCGAGCGCCGTGCTCACCTGGACAGGCACCTATTACTACCGCTGCCGGTTCGATCGCGACACGGTCGACTTCGAGCGCTTCCTGTGGGATCTGTGGGAGGCAAAGCGCATCGAGCTGCTCGGGTCGCTGGGGACCAAGATATGAAGGCGGCTTCCACTGAGCTGCTGGCCCTGCTGAACGGCCAGACGCAGTTCAACATGGCGGACCTGCTGACCGTCACGCTCAAGAGCGGGACGGTGCTGCGCTACACCAGCGCGGACATTCCGCTCGAATTTGGCGGGCAGACGTTCGTGCCGTTCCGCTTCAAGCGCGGCAAGACGCGTGTGGTGATCGGCGTCGAGGTCGATACGCTCGACCTTACGCTGTACGTCGGCATCGATGACCTCATGGCCGGCGTACCCTACCCGCGCTTTGCGCAGAACGGCGGGTTCGACGGCGCCCTGGTCAAGCTCGAAAAGGCCTTTCTTACCGACTGGGCCGACCCGATCGTCGGGGCGCTGTGGATGTTCTCTGGACGGGTCTCGGAACTCACGCCGACCCGCACCGAGATCAAGCTCGGTGTGAAGTCCGACCTCGAGCTGCTGAATATCCAGATGCCGCGGAACCTGTACCAGCCGCGCTGCGGATTCACGCTGTACGACCAGGGGTGCGGGGTCAGCAAGGCTGCGTTCAAGGAGACGGCGACGGTCAGCTCGCAATCGACGCGCACCTACATCCTCTGCAGCCTGGTCAATCCGGCCGGCTGGTTCGCGAGTGGCCTAGTGTCTTTTCTGACCGGGCCGAATGCCGGCGTCACCCGCACTATCAAGTCCTACACGTCCGGCGTTATCGAGATCGCGCTGCCGCTTCCCGTCGCGCCCAACGTCGGAGACACCCTCGAGGTGTGGCCTGGCTGCGATAAGACGCAGGGGACCTGCACGGCGAAGTTCAACAACAAGGCGCGATTCAGGGGGTTCCCTTATGTCCCGGTCCCGGAAACGGCGTACTGACGATCTCCGTGCGGCCGTGGTCGCCGAGGCTGGGACGTGGCTGCGTACGCCGTACCACCACCGCGCGCGCGTGAAGGGGGCGGGCGTCGACTGTGCGCAGATCCTCATCGGCGTCTATGGCGCGGTGGGCCTGGTCGAGCCGTTCGACACGGGCGACTACCCGATGGACTGGATGAACCATCGCGACGAGGAACGGTATCTCGGGTGGATCGAGCGGTTCGGCTGGCGCGTCGAGGCGCCGAAGCCCGGCGACATTGCGGTGTGGCGCTTCGGTCGCACGTTTTCGCATGGGGCCGTCGTCGTCGAGTGGCCGCGCATCATCCACGCCAATCGGCGCGACGGCATGGTCTCGTACGGCGACGCCTCGAGCGGCGACCTCGCCCAGCGCGAGGTGCTGTTTTACTCGCTGATCAAGGACTGACATGGGTGGAGAAACCACAAAGATCGAGGCCGAACAGATCGGCTCGATGCGCGTCCAGACCAGCGCCTACGGCATGGTCATTCCGCTCGTCTACGGGCGCACGCGCATCGCCGGCAATCTGATGGAATACGCCGACTTCAAGGCCATCGCGACCACCGAGGAATCCGGCGGCAAGGGCGGCGGTGGCGTCGAGCAGACGACCTACACCTACTATGCCGCGGTGGCCATGGGGTTGTGCGAAGGCCCGATCGGAGACGTTCGCGCGGTGTGGCGTGGAAAGCAGCGGCTGGGCGACGGGCATCGCAACGTCTTCTATGAACCGCATGTCGTGCCGGTGAGCGCGCCTTACACTGTGACGATCCCGGACTGGGTCGCGGATGGTGCGACCTCGATTTTCGGTGGCCTTCGCCTGTCGCGCAGCTTCGGCCTGCCGTCCGATGGCCAGTACACCGTATCTGCCGGCGTCTACACCTTTCCCCCGTCGCGGGCTGGGCAAACGGTCTACCTCACCTACACGAAGCGCATCCCGGTGTTGCTGGCCGCCGGCTTCACCATCTTCAGGGGCGACGCTGGGCAGGCGCCATGGCCTTACATGGCCACCGCGCACCCAGATCGCGCGCTGACCTATCCGGGCGTGGCCTACATCGCCGCGGGCGGCTACTACCAGCTCACCGACTCGGCGTCGCTGGAGAACCACAGCTTCGAGGTAATCGGGCGTCTGCCGTACAACACCGCGGCCGGCATCTACGACGCCAATCCGCGCGACGTCATGCTCGACTTCCTCAGCAACCCGATCTATGGCGCGGCACCGGGCTTCCCGATTGACGGGCTCAGACAATTCTCGGACTACTGCCTGGCCGCGGGCATTCTCATCTCGCCGAGCTGGGCCGATCAGCGGCCGGCACACGAGTTCATCGACGAGCTTTGCAAGATCGGCAACTCGGCGCCGGTGTGGTCAGAAGGCAAGCTGAAGGTCATCCCGTTTGCCGACGCGCCGATCATCGGTGCGCTCGCCAGCTACTCGCCCAACGTGACGCCGCTGTACGACCTCACCGACGACGACTTCCAGCCGAACGGCGCAGAGCCGGTGCGCGTGCGCCGCAAGACGCAAGCCGATGCCTTCAACCAGGTGCAGATCGAGTTCACCAATCGGACCAACGACTACAACGTCGACATCGCCGAGGCGAAGGATCAGGCCGACATCGAGCAGTATGGGCTTCGGCCGATGCAGCCGCTCAAGCTGGCGTCCGTTTGCGACGCGTCTGTCGCCGACATCATCGCCAGCATCACGCGCGACCGCGCGCTGTATGTGCGCAACGAATATGAATTCCAACTGGGATGGCGCTACGCGTTGCTCGAGCCCATGGACATCGTCACCATCACGGACGCCGCGCTCGGGCTGGATAAGACGCCGGTGCGGATCCGTGAAGTGTCGGAATCCGAGGACGGCGAGATCAGTATCGTCGCCGAGGAGTTTCTGTTTGGCGTCGCTGCGCCGACGGCATTCCCCTCGACGATCCCCGAGGGCTACAACGCCGACTACAACGTCAGCCCCGGCAGCGTGTCGGCTCCGGTGATGTTCGAGCCCCCCATCGAAAAGACGCGGACCGGCCTCGAGGTGTGGGCCGCGGTGTCGGCGGTGTCGCCAGTCTGGGGCGGCTGTGACGTCTGGGTGAGCCTCGACAACGCGACCTACAAATACGTCGGCACGGTCAAAGGCGGCAGTCGTTACGGCACGCTCAAGGCCGGCATGGCACAGGGAGCGCTGGCGACGGCGAGCGTCGCGCTGGATGGCGCTGGCGGGCAGCTGTTGCCAGCCACGCTCGCGGAGGCGGAGTCGCTGATGACGCTTTGCTGGGTCGGTGATGTTGCCGGCGGCGAGTTCTTCGCCTATCAGGGCGCAGCGCTCGTCGCTGCCGACGAATACGACCTCACCGGGCTGGTGCGCGGTGCTTACGGCACCACCGACACCAGCCACCTGGCCGGGCTGAAATTCGTCCGCGTCGACGACCGGCTGGCCAAGAGCGAGCCGCTCGATATGTCGATGATCGGCAAGACGGTCTATTTCAAGTTCGCCAGCTTCAACATCTGGGGCACGGGCAAGGAAGACCTCGCCGACGTGGTCGCGTACCCGTACACCATCACCGGGGCCATGGCCAAACTGCCGCCGAGCGACGTCGCCGGGTTCACCGCGACGACGACGCCCGACCGCATCCTGCTCGCGTGGAATGCAGTGCCGGACGTCGACCTCGCCGAGTACGAGATCCGCGAGGGGCAGACCTGGACCGGCGCGCCAGCCGCGGCCCGAGCACGCTCGACGCAGATGAAATTCTCGCCGCGTCTGGCCGGCACGTATCACTTCATGGTGAAGGCGGTCGACCAGCTCGGCAACTACTCGGGCGCGCCGGCAATGGCCAGCATGACCATCACGCCGCCGCCGGCTGTTGCCGTGACCGTCGGGCTCGCCGATGGCGACTACGCGCTGTCGTGGGACGCGCCGGTCTCGTCGTTCTGGGTCGACTACTACGAAATCCGTCACGGCTCATCGTGGGGCGCTGGCACGGTCGTCACCCGCGCGAACGCGCAGAGCCACAAGGCCAAGGTCGACTGGTTCGGCGCGCGCACCTTCTGGGTCGCCGCGGTCGACGTCGCCGGCAATATCGGCACGCCTGCAAGCGCCTCGCTGACGGTCAACGCCGCGGTTGCCCCGGTTGTTGCGCTCGATCTTGTCGGCGCGCAGGTCGCGCTGTCGTGGACGGCGCCGAACGGAAGCTTGCCTACCGCCGAGTACGAAGTGCGCCACGGCGCGACGTGGGCGGGCGGCACCTATGTCGCCACACTGACCGCGCGCTCCATGGCGCTCAATGTCGACTGGTCCGGTAGCCGTACCTTTTGGGTCGCCGCCATCGACATCAACGGCAACGTGGGTGCTCAGGGTTCGGCCGCGCTGTCGATCACGCCTCCCGGGGCGTCGACCGTTGCCGCTGAGGTAGTCGACAACAACGTGCTGCTGCGCTGGTCTCCGGCGACGGGCTCGCTGCCGGTTGACCATTACGAGGCGCGGCGCGGGGCGACGTGGGCGACCGCGGCCGTGATCGGCGCGATGTCTGGAGGCTTCACGACCTACTTCGAGTCGAACGCGGGCACTTACACGTACTGGGTCGCCGCTGTCGACACTGCGGGCAACTACGGCACGCCGGCGTCGACGACCGCTCTGGTCAGTCAGCCGCCCGACTTCAAGCTGCTCTACGACGCCGACCAAACGCTCAACGGCGGCACCATCGCCAACATGGTGCTGGACAAGGGCGTCCTCTACGCGCCGATCAACACCGCCGAGACGTTCGAGCAGCACTTCACCTCGCGGACGTGGGCGTCGCCGCAGGACCAACTGACCGCCGGATACGAGTTCTTCGCAGAACCCTCGAACGCGGACGGCCACATCGAGTGGGCCATCGACTACGGGACAGCCGTCGCCTCGACGATGATCACCGTAACCGCCCAGTACGCGACTCTCGACGGCGCACCGACGCTCACGCCGAAGATCAGCGTGAGCGCGGATAACGTGAGCTGGACCGACTTCGACGACGTGTGGCAGACGTTCGCCACCGGCTTCCGCTACATCAAGGTCCGCCTGACAGCTGCGTCCGTGGGCGGCGACGACCTGCTGAAGATCGAGCGCGTCAACGTCAAGCTGGCGTTCAAGCGCCGTGGCGACGCCGGCAACGGCACCGCTGCGGCGTCGGACACCGGCGGCACGGTCGTCTACTTCAACGAGTCGTTCGTCGACGTCGAGGCCATCGACGTGACGCCGCTCGCGACGACGCCGATCACCGCCGTCTACGACTTCGTCGACGCGCCGAACCCGACCAGCTTCAAGGTCTTGCTGTTCGACGCCAGCGGCAACCGCACCAGCGGCCCCTTCTCATGGAGTGCAAAAGGAGTTTAAGCAATGTCCGATTGGAACCTACCCGTAATCGGCAGCCTGTACGCCGAATTCGTTGCGGGCTTCAGGGCGCGCGATGAGGAGCTCGCCAAGGGGCTCGATCCTGCCGTCGTGACCGTGACGAACCCGCAGGCGAACTTCATCCGCTGGACCAGCGCCGGGGACAAGTGGGAGAAGTTCAACGGCACATCATGGGGCGCGCTGTCTACCAAGTACCTCATCAATGTCGACATGCTCGACGGCTCGCACGCGGGCGTCGCGGCGAACAACGTGCTGAAGCTCGGCGCTGACGCAAAAGTGCCAACCGGCAACCTGCCGGCGACGGCCAACGCCTTGGAGACGTTGGCGACCTACGGCTTCATCGCCAAGACCGCCGCGGGCACCATCGCCGCGCGTGCCCTCTCAGGACCGGCTGCAGGCCTGTCGGTGAGCAACGGCAACGGCATCTCCGGCAACCCGACGATTGCGCTGGCGAACGACCTCGCCGCGCTCGAAGGGTTGGCCAGCACGGGCATCGCCGTGCGCACCGCGGCCGATACATGGGCGCAGCGCAGCATCGCCGTCGACGTGTCCGGCAATCTTCAGGTGGCCAACGGCGACGGCGTGCTCGGCAACCCGACGATCTCGATTGCGAATGCTCAGTTGCTCGCGCTCGGCGGTCTGACGTCGGCAGCGGACAAGCTGCCGTACTTCACCGGCGCAGGAACAGCCGGGCTTGCAACGCTGACGGCGTTTGCACGCACGCTGCTCGACGACGGCGACGCGAGCACCATGCTCTCGACACTGGGCGTCTCAGCGTTCATGAAGACACTGCTCGACGACGCGGATGCGGCCGCAGCGCGGGCCACGCTTGGTGTCGAAGGCGTGTCGCCAGGCGGCATCATGTTCCACGCCGGATCGACTGCGCCGACCGGGTGGCTCAAGACGAACGGCGCGGCAATCTCGCGCACCGCCTACGGCAGCCTGTTCGCAGTCATCGGCACCAACTTCGGCGCTGGTGACGGCTCGACGACATTCAACCTGCCGGAGACGCGAGGCGAGTTCCCGCGCTTCTGGGACGATGGGCGCGGGGTCGACAACGGGCGCGGGCTCGGAAGTTTTCAGGAAGCGTCCGGCGTTAGCAGTAACAACATCGCCCTCGCGTCGCCGGTAATCAACACCGAGGGTGCCATCGGATCGGGGTCTGGGTATCAGGTCTCGTCAAACGTTGCTGGAGGGTCATGGAGCCACAGCCGCGTGCGCCCACGGAACGTCGCCTTCCTTGGCATCATCAAGTATTGAACGGGGTTGGCCATGAGAGTTTTTCAGACAGACGACGACGGCTTTTTCCTGTTCGAGACGACAGCGGACCCGGACCCGCTGGTCATTGACCGCTACCTGATCCCGCGCGGCTGCGTCCTGATCCCACCGCCCGCGTGCGGCCCTGACGAGTGGCCGCGCTGGACCGGCTGTGACGGCGAGTGGGAGCGCTACACGATCCCGCGCACGCGAGCTTATCGCTTCGGCAAGTTCATCCGCTCGCTCCTGGGGGCGCGGCGATGAACATGCTCACCTGGTGGGGCACGGAAGGCGCAGCCAATCGGTTGCTGTCGGACGGCAGCGTGTACGGCACATCGCTGGCGACGAAGCCGGCGTTCACGTTCAGCTACTCGACCCTGCGCTACAGCGATCGCGCCAGCGAGTATGTCGTGGACGGCAAGCCTATGACCGCCGCGCAGCAGGCCGAGGTGCTTGTGGCGATCCAGAACATCGAGCCGCCGCTCGACTGGCTGCGATCGATGAAGCAGGCCGAGATCATGGCGGCATACCAGCGGGCGGCCGCAGCGCTTGTGCAGGAGCCCATCGACGCGTTCGAGATGGCATCGTGGGGCACGCAGGAGGCACAGGCCCGCGCCGTGCTGGCCAACGCCGCGGCGAGCGCGCCGATGATCGAGTCGCTTCGCATCGCTCGCGGCAAGGGCGAGACTGCCGTGCAGCTCGCGCAGAAGGTCGTCTTCGCCGCCGAGGCCTACGCCGCGGCCTACACGCCGATCCTTGGCAAGCGCCAGGCTGCGATCGCGGCCATTGCGGCCGCGACGACATCGGCGGAGATCGATGCAGTCACCTGGGTCTAGGTAGTTCGATCGATCAGTCAACCAGCCGCCGCAAGGCGGCTTTTTTTATGGAGCGGCCCTATGCCGGAGAAACAAGTTGCAGCACACCTCATTTCTGATTGGTGGCAGACCATCGCACAGGCCTGCGCCTTCGCGGGCGTCGGGGTACTAATAGCCCTCGGCCAAATCCTGCAGACCAAAGACCCGATCACCCTCAAGGTCGCGCTCGGCCGTTGCATCACAACGGGCGGCATCGCCCTGGTAGCGGGGGCCACCCTGACGCTGTTCCCGGGTCTCCCATTCATCGCGCAAATCGGTATCGCTGCGATGCTCGCGAGCCTCGGCAACTCAGGGCTCGAGCTGCTCATTCATAGGATGTTCAACAGGTGATTCCATGATCAGTCTCAGCGATCTGAAAAAGATCATCCCCCACGCCGGCCACAGAGCCGGCGTTTTTTTTGGGCCACTGACTCAGGCCATGACCGAGTTCGGCATCGATACGCCGGCGCGACAGGCAGCGTTTTTGGCGCAGCTCGCGCACGAGTCGGGAAGCCTCCGCTATGTCCGTGAGATCGCCTCGGGGCGCGCATACGAGGGGCGCGCGGATTTGGGGAACACGGAGCCGGGCGACGGGGTGCGTTTCAAAGGTCGGGGGCTGATCCAGATCACCGGGCGCGCGAACTACCGTGCCTGCTCGATCGCGCTATTCGGTGACGAGCGATTGCTCGACACGCCACAACTGCTCGAGGAAGTGAGTGCAGCATGCCGCTCGGCGGCTTGGTTCTGGCACGAGTACAACCTGAACAGGTGGGCCGACGCCGGGGACTTCGACGGCACGAGCGACATCATCAACCGTGGTCGCAAGACATCCAAGATCGGTGACGCGAACGGCTACGCCGACAGGCTGGCTTTCTACGAACGCGCCAAGGAGGTGCTCGCATGATGCCGCGGTGGATGATCTACCTGCTGCTCGCAGTCGCTTGTCTGATCGGCGCCGCCGCTTTCGGCTGGTGGCTTGGCCAACCGGAGCCAATTGTCGAAACGCGCGCGCCGGCGCAGCGCCAGGCGGATGGCTCCGTCGTGCTCGAGCGGCGACCGGATCTGCAGGCGAAGCCGGCGCAGCAAGTGCCGCTTGGCGCGAAGGTGGAGCGCGTGGGGCGAGTGACGGCGATACCCAATTCGGGCACGCTCGTACCCGGTCTGGGTACGGCGGCTGCCGACGCGTGCCCGCCCATCACCGTCGACTGGAGCCTGGTGCGCGAGGCAGACGGCGGCCGGCGCTTTCTCGCGTCGAGCCCAGACGGCACGATCGTCGGCGGGGTCGACGTGCCTGTTGAGACAGCTGCGCCGCCACCGGAGCCACTGCGCTGGGCAGCAGGTCTCTCCTGGTCGCCTTCGGACGAGACCACTGGCATCTGGATCGAGCGTGACGTGCCTCTGTTTAGCCGGGCGGTACGGATCGGTCTAGATGTCGAGCAGGAACGGGCCATTCAAGGCGCGACTGGATCCGGTTTGCGCGTGCGGCTGGGCATGGCGTTTTGATCTGCTATCCTTTGCCCACCCTCAGTCCGCCGAGGGTACGGCGAAAGCCGTGAAACTGCCAAGCACGCGGCCGCAAGGTCGCAGCGTTTCAGTTTCGTTTTTCCTCCAAGCGCCCTCCCTGGCGCCTTACAGCCGCTTCGTCCTGGCGAAGCGGCTTTTTTTTGCGCTCTCTTAACGGTCAGCCGTTCACCAGAGGCATCGCCGACCCACGCACCCCTCACACACGCTGGATGCCGTGCAACAGGAGCCGACGGGAG